CTCTTGTGTTCCTGTGCTTATTACTGCTTCCACTTTTTTAGCCAATCGGGTAACAATTCCCTGTGCTTGTCGGCGTGTAGCCGGGAAGTCGTCGAAGCTAAAAACCGCGTCCTCGCGTAGGGTAATGCGTCCGGCGGCTTGGGCTATCTCATCACAAGCTGTCTTATAAAGTCGGTCTATCTGCCGGGCGTAGCGGTTGGTCGCCGCGTAGTGCCGTGCGTCGAAGCCGCGAAGTTGAAGTATTAGGCGCGTGGGGTTATATTCGGGCATAGTTATTTTTATTAAAAATCGCGTTTAGGCGCATTCCGCGTCCGAGAGGTATGTTTTATCCATTTGGAACGGAACGCGGCTAAAAACGCGGTTTATTTGCTTTTTCTGCGGTGCTACTCTCCATTGGTAGAGCGTGTTATGCTTTTGGGGCTGTTTCCGGGGCTTAAAATGTTGGCTCGCCCTCGGTGTATCTGCTTTCGCGTTCTTCGTCGGCCTGTATCTCGGAATATTCGGCTTCCACGTCATCAACCCACCCCAAAC